GACGCCAGCGGACCGGTGTTCCTGATCGTGGACGGGCACCCAGCCCACCGGGCGAAGGAAACCAAGGACTATGTGGAGTCCACCAACGGGCGGCTGAAGCTGTTCCTCCTGCCCGGCTATTCCCCGGAACTCAACCCGGATGAGTGGGTATGGAAGAACGTGAAGCACGACCGGATCAAACGCGCCGTACCGATGGGCCAGACAGACATGAAACGCCTCGCTATCGGCGCCCTTTGGCGCCTGCAGAAAATGCCCCAGATCGTGCGCGGGTTCTTCGCTGACCCCCACCTTGCCTACATCAAAGCATGACACCAAGATGGGTATCAGCGGTCAAGGAACTTACGCTCGCCTTGGTAAGTACGGCAACGAGAAGACCCACGGCAAGATCACCGGCCTGGCGACGTCATGATGGCGTTCCGTTGCGACCGGTACCCGCAGCTTCAGGTGTGGACCGAGGCCGGGACGGTGCGCTTCCGTGACGGGCAGGCCGAGGTGTCCGACGATCAGGCAGAGACGCTGCGCGGCCTGGGAGACGAGTACGGCGTGGTCGAGGTCAGCCCACCCGATCCCGACGCGCCGAACGAGCCCCCCGCGGTGTCGGCACTCAAGGCCGAATGGGTCGGCTACGCAACCCGCGTACACGGCGCCGACCCAGACGAGGCCGAGGCGATGACCAAAACCGACCTGATCGAGAAGTACGGGCCGAAACCCGAATAGGGAGGGCAGCAGCGTGGCGCACGCAACCGAGGCAGAGTTGACCGCCTACCCGGTGACGGTGCCGACCGGCGCGTCCGCCGCGCTGCTGCTCACCCGAGCTAGCAGGGATGTCGACAGGGCACTGCTCTGCGCCGTCTACGACGCGACGGATGCGGACGTGATCGCCGCCCTACGCGATGCCACGTGTGAGCAGGTCGCCGGGATGATCGCCGCCGGGGACATCACCGGCACCGGTGCCATGCCGCCGACCGCGAGCTTCGCGATCGGGAAGGTCAGCGTGGTGCGTGGTGGGCAGGGTGCTGGCGGATCCAGCCAACAAGCACGCAAGATCAACGGGCTGTGGCCGCAGGCATGGCAGACACTCCAGGCCGCCGGACTAACCGGGCAAGGACCACAGGAGCCCTGGCATGGACTGGGCTGACTTCATCGCCGTTCACATCCCCACGCCGGCCACCATCTCGGTGCAGTCGTACGAGGGATCCGGCGCCTACGGTGACGTGCTCGCCGCCCCAGCCGATGTCACGCCGTGCGTGGTGGAGCAGTCCCGCCGCCTGGTGCGGGTGCAAACCCAGGACGCAGCCGGCACCGAGCAGGTGTCGTCCACCACCGTCTACTGCCCACCGGACACCGTCTGCCCGCCCGGATCCCGGGTCACCTGGGCTGGGCGCACGTCGCGGGTGCTGGCCCGCTCCGACCTATCCGCGCACGGCCTGGACCTGCCGGAGCACGTCGAGCTAAACCTGGAGTAGCCGATGGCCGACGACTTCCGGCTGGAATGGGACGGAGACAGGGTGCTCGCCGCACTATCCGACGCCAGCATGGACGGCCTCCTGGTCGCCGGCGAACACCTGCTCCAGGTGTCGTCGTCGCTGGCGCCGCACGAGGAGGGCGACTTGGAGCGCTCCGGTGAGGTATCCAGCGACCCCGGCTCCGGCACCGTCGCCGTGTCCTACGACAGGCCATACGCCGTCAAGCAACACGAGGACCTCACCCTGCGGCACGACGACGGCCGCCAAGCCAAGTACCTCGAGGAGCCGATGACAACGGAGCGGGACGTGATGCTCGCCCTCATCGCCCACGCAGCGCACAAGCCCCTGAAGGGATGACATGGCACTCGGTGACGGCTGGACCTCCCAACTGCTGACCGGCCTCGCCGAACTGCTCCACAGTGGGGCTACCGGAACGTGGCGCACATCCGGCGCCTACACGGCCGGTGAGACGGCCATCGTCATCCGCGCCATCCCGCAGCAGCCAGACCGGCTGATCACCCTCACCGCCTACCCACTCGGCGACGACCTGCCCGGCATGGCCGACCACACAGTGGGCGTGCAGGTGCGCTGCCGGGGACTACCCGATGACCCGCGCAGCGTCGAAGACATCGCCGACACCGTGTACGAGCTGCTCGACAGCCTCGGCCGGACCACCCTCGGCATGGTGCAGGTCGTGGACGTGACCCGCCGCAACCACACCTCCCTCGGCCAGGACACCAACCGCAGGTGGGAGTCGTCCAGCAACTACTACGTCGAGGCCATGCGCCCGACAGCCAACCGCACCGACTGAGAGGCAGGGCCGCGTCATGGCGACCACCCCGACCACCCGGGTCACCGAACTGGCCCGCACGCACCGACTCGACATCGACACCGCCACCTACCCGGCCGTCGCGTACCAGCAGCTCATGGGCATCGAGGAGGCCAAGCTCCTGGAAGAGCTGCGCACCGAGGACGACGAGGTCTACGACGACACCGGGGCGATGCGGGAGGAGGTCACCGGCTACAACTGGCGCATCGAGGCCAAAATCGCCTGGTCGACCAACCTGCAGGGCAGCGCCATCGACGCCGTGCAGGCTTTCCTCCGCAGCCGTTTCAAGGCGCTGCGTACCACCTCCACCGGGAACGCCGAGTTCGGAATCCGCTGGTACAACCGCGACGGCCTCGACGACGGCGAAAGTCACGAAGGCCGCTGCTACGTCAAGTCTTGGGCGCCGTCAGGCGGTAAGGGCCGCAAGACCATCGACATCGTGCTTCAGGGGCAGGGCCAGCTCACCGACATCACTAACCCCGCCGGCTCCCTCATCCCAACGGTCACCAGTATCTTCCCGACCTCCGGCTCAACGGCCGGATCTGACCAGGTCGTAGACGTCTACGGGCAGCACTACCGGCCCAACGGCGTCACCGACGTGACAGCAGTCGACTTCGGCGCGAACCCGGCGGTCGGCTACACGGTCGTCTCCGACAGCCACATCGTGGCGATCCCGCCCGCCGGCCTCGCCGGCACCGTCCAAGTCCAGGTCACCACCACGACCGGAACCAACACGGACACGCCCGCCGACGACTACACCTACGCCTGATGGGCACCCGGCTCCACGACCTCGACGCCTACTGGTCGCCAGGGCTCACGCTGACCGTCCGAGGCCGCGAGTACACGCTGCCGCTGCCCTCCGCCGAGCTGGGCCTGTGGTGCCGCCGCCTGGCCGAGGTCACCGGAGAGGTCCACAACGCCAGCAGCGAGCAGGAGATACAAGCCGCTGTTGACCGGATCGAGGCCCTACCGCAGCTCCCCGGTGACCTCAGCCTTCCGGAGCGAGTCCTCGGCGACGTCTACCAGCAGATGGCCGCCGACCAAGTTCCCGACCCGTACATCCAGTTCTGCGGGCAGACCGGCTACATCTGGATCATCGGCGGCGAAGACGCCGCCGAACGATATTGGACCTCCGGGGGCCGCCCGGAAGCCCTGCGCCCGACGAACCGACAGGCACGTCGGGCGCAGAACCGGGCCCGGACTGGCGGGAGCCGTACGGCCGAGGGCGGAAAGACCCCGCCACCGGCCTCCACGAGTGGTACGACATCCCCGCCGAAACCCGGGCGCAAGAGCAGGCGCCGGACGGCGCGGTGAGCTGGCCTGAACTGCTCGCACAGTGGGCGCTCATCGAGGCCGACCTACACGACGTGTACGGCATCGATGTTGAGGACCGGACCCTGATGCGGGCCCGGTCCTGGCGGTGGCTCCAGACACGCATCTTCGGTCTACTCGCCGCGGATACACGCACCTACCGGGCCTTCGCACCTGAACCTGAGTTCTCGGAGTCCGTGTGAGCTACTCCGACAGCGTAAGATCCACCAGCGTCCATTTGTCGTCGCCAGAATCCGTGACGATGCAACTGTACTGGGACCGAACCTTAGCCCCGAAGCCGTTTTCCGAATCAACCGCGCCGCTTACCGTGTAGGTCGTCCCGTCTTTACTGGTTGTCGGATCGGCGTATTCTGCCGTGGCCGGAGCCTTGAGTTCTTGTTCGATGAACTGCTCGCACATAATTTCGGCGGTAATGCCCCGGTTGTCGCTCACCGGATCCTGTGGTTGAGCACCACCGCCGAACAGGGCGAATCCACCTATTCCGCACAGCGCGACGAGCACGAGTAGCCCGACCGCAGCGACGATCGGATTGCCCTTCTTCTTCGCCGGAGTTGGCTGAGGCTGCGTCGGCGGCTGCATCGGAGACCCCTTATCCGGTGGACAACCGCTGCACCGTAACGGCGTGGTCCGTCCGCTGCAAGCAGTCGGGCGTCGACTCGACGACGACCGTCCATGATCTGACAGGAGACGATCGGTGGCGCTGAAACTCGGCGAGTTGGTCGCCTACCTCAAGGTCGATGACAGGCAGCTCGACCGCGGACTCAAGGACGCCAAGGGCAAAATGCAGCAGATCGGCCCAATGCTTGGTGCCGCGCTCGCCGCAGGAATCGGCGCCGGACTGCTCGGTGGTCTGCAACTTGAGGCCGCCCGCGCGAAGCTCGCCGCCCGGGTGGGCGATCCGGCGCTGGCGCAGTCAATCGGTGAGGCCGCCGGACGGGTGTACGCCCGCGGCTTCGGCGAGTCCGCGGGGGATGCGATGGAGGCCGCGCAGGCTGTTGTCTCGTCACATCTGGCGGCGGTAGACGACGCCGGGGCGATCGAGCGGATGACCGTGAAAGTCCAGGCGTACGCGTCCGCGTGGGGTACCGATGTCGCAGCAGCCGCCCAGTACGCGTCAACGCTTATTGGTTCGGGGCTGGCGCAGGACGCCGACCACGCGATGGATTTGATCGCCGCCGCGTCCGACCGCGTCCCGGTGGCGCTACGCGAGGACATCCTGGAAGTCGGTAACGAGTACAGCCAATTCTTCCGAACTCTTGGATTCGACGGGGAACAGGCATTCGCGCTACTGGTGGATGCTAGCAAGAAGGGCGCGTACGGCATCGACAAAACGGCCGACGCGCTAAAGGAATTCACCGTTTTAGCTACTGACATGTCGAAGTCCTCGGTGGAGGCGTACAACCTCATCGGACTAAACGCCGCGGAAATGTCCAACCAGGTCCTCGCGGGCGGTGACACCGCACACGCCGCTCTCCAGAAGATCACGACCGGCCTGCTGTCGATCAAGGACCCCACCGAGCAGGCAAACGCGGCCATCGCCCTCTTCGGCACCCCCTTGGAGGATCTCAACGTCGCAGACATCCCCGACTTCCTACGCAACTTGTCGGCGGTAGGCGATGGCCTCGATGGCGTGGCGGGGGCCAGCGACAAAGCCGGTGCGGCGCTGGAGGCGTCCGCCAGCCAGAAGCTGGAGGCATTCAAGCGGCAGGTCCAGGCCGCGCTGGTCGAAAGACTTGCCCAGGCCGTGCCTCACATTGAGGCGACGTTTGGTTGGCTGTCCCGTAACTCGGGTTGGGTGGTGCCGCTGGCGACCGGGCTCGGAATCCTCGCCGGAGTGATCGGCACGATCATCGTGGCCCTGAAGGCATGGTCGGCAGTGCAGACGGTACTGAACCTGGCGCTGTGGACTTCGCCGATCACATGGATCGTGCTCGCGGTCGTCGGCCTTGTCGCCGTGATCGTGCTGATTGCGACGAAAACGACGTGGTTTCAGGATCTATGGCAGGCCGCGTGGGGTGGTATCAAGGCGGCAGTCGAATGGGTGTTGAACTGGATCGTTGGCGGCTGGGAATGGGCGATAGGGATGCTCGTTGCGGGGGCGCGGACGTGGTGGTCGTTGTTTTCGGGGACCTGGCGCAAGGTCGGTGAACTCGCACGTGTTGTCTTCGACTGGATTGTCGATAAGGGCTCCGCGTGGCTGCGTTGGGTGACCGGGCTTCCCGGGCGGGTTGGACGGGCGACGCGGGGACTTTTCGACGGGCTCAAGGCCGCTTTCAAGAGCGCCCTGAACTGGATTATCGGCAAATGGAACCGGCTGTCCTTCCGCATTCCGGGCGTTAGCGTTCCGGGTCTGGGTCAGGTGTGGGGTGGCGCGACCTTGTCTACCCCGAACATTCCGTACCTGGCGAAGGGCGGTACTGCTCTCGCGCCAGGTCTCGCCGTAGTCGGCGAACGCGGGCCCGAGCTGGCGTATCTCAACCGCGGGGCCACGATCCAACCCCTCACGTCGGGGTCGGCAGCAGCGGCCGGGTTGATACGGCTGCTGCTCACCGGGGAACTTCGCGCTCGCGGCGGGGATCTGGTCCTGGTGCTGCGGGAGCAAGTGGCCCTGCGTGGCGGCAACGTGCAGGAAGTTATCGGCAGTGACCAGTAGGAGGCGGTATGGGCTGGGCTGACGGTGACCCGCTCGGCGTGCGGCTCCGCGCCGCTTTCGGCGCTGACCTGTCCGCCGACCCCGCCACCTGGTCATGGACAGACCTGACCGCCTACTGGCGGGCATCGGATCCGATCGAGCTGGAGTGGGGGCGCCAGTCCAGCGCTACCCGGCCCGAGTCGTCGACATGCGCGCTGACGCTACGCAACAACGACGGCCGGTTCACCGCCGGGCACGCGGCGTCTCCGTACTGGCCGCACGTGCAAACGTGGACACCAATCAGTGTGGACATAGACCTCGGCGACGGGGCCGGATGGCGTAACCGTCACTCCGGCTACGTGCGGAACTGGTCGGTGACCTGGCCGGGCAGCTCCGGCAAACTCGCAGTGACACGCATCGAGTCGGTGGGCGATCTCGGACGGCTGGGCCGCGGATCCCCTCCAACCCGATCACCGATGAACCGGACAATACTCGCCGCCAGTGACGGACTGCTGGCCTACTGGCCGTGCGAGGACGAGGCCGACGCGACGGGGGCGGCATCCGGCATCCGCGGCATAGCGCCGATGCGAGCAGACGGGAACGTGAAGTTCGCCGCCGGGGGCGTGGACATCACCGTCGGGGGCACCCAACGTTGGGGCACCAAACCCCTACCGCTACTGACCGACGGCGGCTCCCTGTCCGGTCAGGCGCCGGCCGGAACCAGCAGCCCTGTCGCCTGGACGCTGGAGGCGTTCTGGCAGACCGGCAACCCGGTGGGCGAGGTTGTCCTGCTGCGATGGACCACCCCCGCCACCGGGGCGACGTTCACGCGCTGGGATTGGGTCGACGACTACAACGAGGTCTACGGCACCTATCTGGTGGCCTACACCGCGTCAGGGTCGCCGACCGTCGTCTGGAGTGTGCCGACACGGTACGTCGGGCCCTCCACTCTCAGGGTATCCGCCGTCCAGAATGGTGGGTCCATCGACGTGACAGTCATGTGGGGTTGGTCGACCGTAGGGTCGGTGACCGTCTCCGGCAACCTGGGCCGGATCGATGCCATCGCGCTAAACCCCGACCAACGCGTCTTCGCGTCTATCGGGCTCGATTTCGTCGTGGGGCATCTGCGGGTGTGGGACAGCGCGACGTCGCCACTCACGTACTCGCGGGTGAACGCCCACCCGGGCGAGCGGGCGCACCTGCGGCTGGCCCGGCTGTGCGCAGAGGAGGGCGTCGCACTGTCGGTGCCGACAGTCCCCGATGAGGGCGGGACTGCGATGGGCGTGCAGCCAGACAGCACCCCACTCGACCTGTACCAGCAGTGCGAGCAGGTCGACCTCGGCATCATCTACGAGTCCGGACACGGGTTGGCGTACCTGCCTCGCTGGTCCCGATACAACGCCCCGCCGGCTCTGACCGTCGATGCCGCCGACCGGCAGCTCGGCGGCCAGCTCACCCCGGCCGCCAACGACCAGCAGCTGCGTAATCACTGGACGGTCACACGCATCGGTGGCTCCAGCGCGGTCGCCGCCGACGAGGACTCAATCACCCAACGAGGCCAGATTCCGTCGAGCCCCCGTCTCAGCCTGGCGTCGGACAACCAACTGCAGCATCACGCCAATTGGCGGCTATGGATGTATGGGCAGGCGGGCACCCGGTATCGCCTCACCGTGCCGCTGCACACCCACTCCGGCCGTGAGCTGACCGCGGACTGGGTGACCTGCCAGCCCGGCTCCCGGGTGCAGGTGATCAACGCCCCCGGGACGGCGACAACCGACACGATCGACCAGACCCTCGTGCACGCACGCGAGACGATCACCGGCCGACGCCGCTGGACGGTCGAGCTTGCCACCGAGCCGGCGGACCGGTGGAACGTCGCCGTCGCCGACGGCCCGCAGCGTGTCCCGGCGGACGGCTCCACCATCGCGGGCGTCGATGCTGACGCACTGTCACTCACTCTGACATCTACGGCCGAGAACGGCGCCTGGAGCGTGGATCCCGCGGACTTCCCGATGGATCTCCGGATCGGCGGGGAGCGTGTAACCGCGACCGGAATCACCGGCACCGGACTCACCCAGACCGTGACCCTGTCCGCCCGGGCCGTCAACGGGGTGAGTAGGGCGTGGCCGGACGGCACGGAGGTGCAGGTCTGGGCGCCGGCCGTCACACCGCTCTAACCGGACAGGAGACGAAATTGCCTGAGCTAATAGCGTCTGGCCAGTTACTTACGCCAGCCCGGCTAAACGGGTCGCACTACGAAGAGATATCAACCGGGTTTGTCGCCGGTAGTGGTTTAACCCTACTGAATTTCCAACTCCGTCGTACGGCCGGAGTCTGCGTACTCGTCGTGCATTTAGCATTCGATACGGCGAGTGACCTGAGCTCGAATGGGAATTTGCCGGACCGCGAGCTTGGGACGCTGCCCTCATGGTGGGGGCCGACGGGGTCATCAACCATGTGGTCCGGCGATAACGGCTACTTTTCCGTAACGGGCATCATCCACGCGTCCAACGGGGTGGTCGAGGCACGTGCGGCTGGCGGTGATATCGAGGCGGGCACAAATCTGCGCCTGACCGCAACCTACATCAACTAGGAGGAATAGATGGCCGCGACCACTCCGCACCCGGCCGCCGAGGAGCCGGAGCAGCACATTGGGATTCAACTCCCGGACCCGTGGGACGACCCCGAGCAGACCGACTGGCCAATCATGGAGGTGAACACCAATGGCATGGACAGTAGTACCGAACCTGGATGAGGCCCGAGACCAGCTCAACAGGCGGTTTCCGGGGCGGGACACCAGGTCGGACGGTGCGATCGGCGACACCGCCCACCAGAGCTACCCGTCAAGCCACAACCCGGACCGGACCGGCCGACCCGAGTACCGCGACGGCGACCAGCTCGACGAGGTACGGGCCCGAGACTTCGACGCCGACCTACGCGACCCCGGCGGGGCCACGATGGAACAGGTCGTGCAACTGTGGGTGACACTGGCGCGCTCCGGCGCCCTGTGGTGGGTGCGGTACATCATCTACCAGGGCCACATCTGGCACCGCCGGCACAACTTCGCCACCCACGCGTACACCGGCTCGAACCGGCACACGACCCACTGTCACGTGAATTCGGACTTTACCCAGGCCGCCGACACGGTGCGGGGCACGGACTGGCGGCTGGACCAGCTCGGCGTGCCGGCCCCGGCGCCGGTGCGGCCGGCTCCCGGGCCGGTGGTGGCGTTCCCGCTCCCAACCGGGCACTACTTCGGCCCGCGCTCCGGGGGTGACAGGTCGGTGTCGGGCTACTACCGCCGCCGATTCGCGGGCAAATCCGACCGGCAGTGGCTCGCCACGTGGACCAAACAGCTCACCCGCCGAGGCTGGCC